TGGCACCACGACGACATCACGAGCAGGGCGATCTCATCGGAACCGCATCGATGGACAGTCTTGAACCTGCCGGCAATCGCGGAGGAGAAGGACCAGATCGGACGCATGCCAGGTGAAGCTCTCTGGCCTGAACGCTATGACGTGAAGGAACTCGGACGCATCAAAGAGGTGATGGTCGCGAACTCCGGAGACTACGGGTGGAGTGCTTTATACCAGCAACATCCAACGCCACGCGAGGGAACATTCTTCAAGTCAGACCGCATTACCATCGATGCCGCCACGCCAAACTGCCAGAAGATGTCACGCGCCTGGGACCTCGCTGCGACAGCTGGAAGTGGTGACTACACCGTGGGCGTGAAGATGGGCCGTGATGCTGATGGTCGTATATGGATTCTCGATGTTGTTCGAGGACAGTTCGAGACAGATCAGCGCGACCGAACCATCAAGCAGACAGCTGCTCTCGATGGACGCGGTGTGCGTGTGCGGCTCCCACAGGACCCGGGACAGGCAGGTAAGAGTCAAGCGATGCACATGCTGAGACTTCTGCACGGTAGTGCTGTGACAGTTCTGCCGGTAACTGGAGCGAAGGATGTCAGGGCTGAACCATTCGCATCACAGGTCGCTGGCGGTAATGTATACATGGTCGCTGCCGATTGGAATCGAACGCTCCTGGACGAACTTCGAGTGTTCCCCCTGGGGAAGAACGATGATATCGTCGACGCGCTCACCGATGCCTACGACGAGCTCGTCGGTCGTGGTGGTGGCTGGGGTGCAGTGTAGGTCATGATAAGGACACAATAGACACATGGGACTCTTCGACCGATTCATCGGCAAAGCCACTGCTGCGCCATCCGCACTCCTGCCGCCGCCGCTGATTCAGCGTCAGACGTCCTATTTCACAGGCACCGGGAACGGAGACTTTTGGTCCCTGCTGACACGTAACCTTCCAGGTTCAAGTTTCAACTGGCGCAACCAGGCCGGCGACTTGATGCTGAACTCCATTGTCGCGATTGGCATGGACTGGTACATCAGGAACTGGTCGCAGGGTGTCCCTGTCGTACGTCGACCGATGCCAGACGGACAGGTCGAGACAGTCGCAGACCATCCGATTCTCCAGCTGCTAGCACAGCCAACACCGAACGTTCCGCCATCGCTCGTCTGGTCGTGGGTGCTCCCAGACTATCAACTGCTCGGGAATGCGTACTTCCGCAAAGTCCGCGTGTCTGGTCGTGTCGTTGGTCTGCAATACCTAGCGGCTGACATGATGCGTCCAGTTGGTAACAAGGTCAATCCTCTCGTCAAGTATCAGTACACGGTCGATGGCACGTCGTACGACATCGCGCTCGAGGACCTGATTCACATCCGCTACGGTCGAGATCCGCAGGACTCTCGCTTCGGTCGTTCTCCTGTCACGTCTGTCCTCCGTGAGATCGCGACAGACAACGTCGCCGCATCAGCTGCGTTCGGCATGGTTCGTAACGGTGGCATGCCAAGCATCATGGTCGGTCCAGACTACAAGGGTGGCGTCGAAGACCTAAGCGAAGACGATGCACGCCAGACAAAGCGCAAACTGCAGCAGGACTTCACGGGCGATAATGCCGGCAGCGTCCTGGTGATGACTGGACCTTTCAAGGTCGAGCAGGTCAGCCACAAACCGAGTGAGATGGCGTTTGATGAGATCAGACGCAAACCGGAAGAGCGCGTGTGTGCAGCTCTCGGACTCAATCCGCTCGTCCTTCAACTCGGCAGCGGTCTAGAGCGTGCTACCTACAGCAACCTCGAACAGGCTACCAGGAGCGCATGGACCGACGGCATGATCCCGCTGATGCGCCAGATGTCCGAAGCGCTCACCATCGCACTCCTCCCAGACTACGAAGAGACACAGCCTGGCGATTATCTCGAGTTCGATGTGTCGAATGTTCCGGCACTACAGGCTGACCTCAATGAGGACGCAGAGAGAGCGGAGCGCCTATACAAGAGCGGCATCGTGGACCTCGCAACTGCGAAGCGTGTCGCTGGTGTGACGCCTTCGGACGATGACGAGGGTTATTACCATCCGACTGCTGTCCCTGTACAGATCGGCGGACAGGAACTACTGGTACCTGATGCAGCGCCTGTTTCAACGGCACGCACAGCTGACGAGACCGCGAAACTCGTCGGTGCTGCCGGCGCTTTGATTCGTGCTGGCTTCGAGCCAGAAGCGGCACTCCAGGCTGTTGGTCTCAACTCTATCCAGCACCTCGGTCTGCTACCTGTTACGGTGCGCGAAGAGACCAAAGCATTCGACGAAGCATCCGAGGCAGGGCTGAAGTTCATCCCGTCGAAGGACATGAAGGAAGAAGCGCAACGCGCCATCGAATGGCGTGATGCTGGTCGTGATGGCGGGACAGCCGTGGCATGGGCGCGAGCGAACCAGATCATCGCTGGTGAGAAGTTGTCCGAGTCGACTGTCCTCCGGATGTATTCCTTTTTCCGACGTCACGAAGTAGACAAGCAAGCGGAAGGATTCCGACCAGGTGAAGATGGCTATCCGTCTGCTGGTCGTGTGGCGTGGGCTGCATGGGGTGGCGATGCTGGCTACAGATGGTCCACAGCTGCGCGCAAAGAGATCCTGAAGAAGATGGCGCCGAAGGAGAACGGTAAGTCGTATCATCCGTACTATGGTTACGAGCTGACGGACGCCGATGCCTGATATCTATCAAGTCAATGAGCGATACAGGAACCTGCTCCGCGCTCGTGAGGATTCCGCGCTCGCTGAGATGCGAAGGACGTACACGGTCCTGCAAGCAGACAACCTCCAGCGCCTCGAGGACTTGACACAGGCCATCGAGGAAGCACAGGCAGCGGGTGAGGATGTCACTGGACTCAATGACTTCCAGGTGCGACTCGCGGCACTGAACGAGCAGATGGCCAGACAGGTCACAGAGTTCGCACCACGCGCAACTGACATCGCCAGCAACGGACAACGAAGCGCCATCCAACTCTCCCTGGACATGCAGGAGAGTCTGGTGCGTGCTGTCGCTGGTGTCCCTGATTCGGTGAGCATGGCCATCGATCTCAACTGGAACCGGTTGCCTGTCGAAGCCATCACGAACGTCGTCGGCTTCGCCGCTGATGGTTCACCGCTCGCTGCACTCTACGAAGCCATCGGACCTTTTGCACGCGACCACGTCACCATCGGTGTCGCGCAGGGTCTCAATCCTTTACAGGTCGCTCGTCGCATGTCGAAGACGTACGAAACTCTCGCGCCTTCACGAGCTGCTACCATCGCACGAACAGAGATGATTCGAGCCAACCGCGAAGCACAGCGCCAGACATTCGAGTCGAACCTCAGTATCGTCAAGGGCTGGTCACGCGTGTCCGCTGGTGATGTGAACGTCTGTCCCGTATGTTGGGCGCTTCACGGGGAACCCAACGCTGTTGCGACAATCGTTCCATCGCATCCAAACTGTAGGTGTACGATCGTCCCGATTACTCCGACGTACGCCGAACTCGCTGGGCTTGACCCGGATGCGTTCGACGAAGCGCCGGAACTTCCGACTAGGGATGAGCAGTTTGCGATGTTGACAGAAGCGCAACGGCGCCAGGTGCTCGGACCGTCGCGGTATAGGATGTGGGAAACAGGGACATCACTGTCGGACTTTGGTCGGGTTGTACCGAACGATTTGTGGGGTCCACAAGCAGTGGTCGTACCATTGAGGGATTTATGACATGCAGACTCTGGTGAGCTTCGGTGATGCAATCAAAGCAGATGACTCTGGTCGTGTGCGTGGTTACCTGGTGCGTTTCGGCGGCGCCGACCTCGAGGGCGACTACTTCACATCATCGACCGACTTCGGTCGTCCAATGAAGTCAGGCGATCGCGTCGCGATGAACCTGTATTACCATCATGGTCAAGATCGCACTGTTGGTAAGTCTCGCATCGGTACCGGATACATCACCATGGACGACAAAGGTTTATGGTACGAAGCTCAGGTCGAGATGGCAGACCAGTATCAGAAGATGATCCAGGAACTCGCGAAGTCTGGCAAGCTCGGATATTCCAGCGGCGCCACGGGTCACATGGTAGAGCGCAAGAAGATGTCTGATGGCCGCTATGAGATCACACGCTGGCCAATCGGTGAGGCATCGCTCACACCGACTCCGGCTGAACCGATGAACATGGTCAAGTCCTTGAAGGACATGTATGGCGACATGGAGGGTGAGATGGAAGAAGAAGAGATGATTATTCCTGTCGCTCCTGGCGAAGACGTGGCGACATTCGTCGAGAATGTCTACGGCGACCTTGACAAGGAAATGGTCCATGAAGGACTTGAGGCGCTCTACGAGCGTCTCTGTGCAGGTGTTACAGCTGCATATGACAGTGGACTCGGCAGTGGACATGTGGATGCGATCATCGATGCATTCGCAGTTCGTGCCAAGGAACTGAACAGCAAAGTAAAGGATCCGGCAGCGGAAGCACAAAGCCTTAAGGCTATGCTTGAGCGTCCGACATCCATCCGAGAAGTGGAGCGACGTCTGCGGGATGCAGTTCGTCTCTCACGTAGCGAGTCGACAAGATTCGCAAAAACCATCTGGAACGAACTTCGAGACGAAGTATCGAGCGAAGATGTCACCATCGTCGAATACTCGAGCGACATCGAGGATGCGAAGTCCGCACTCCTCCGTGAGCTCATGATCTTGGAGTTAAGTCAATGACAATCGAACAACTCGAAGGACAGCGCCAGTCTACAATTGCTGCCGCGAAGGAAGTCCTTATCAATGGCGGCGACATGGCCGAAGCCAATCGCCTTCACGCATCTGCAAAGTCTCTCTCTGAGCGCATCGACATGCTGAAGGAGTTCGGCTCCGTGCCTGCTCCTGTCGCATCCGAAGCGCCAAAGTCTGAGCCATGGAAGTCCGGCAGTGTTGTCCGGAATCCATTCCCTGGACCAAAGGCTGAGGCTGATTACAAAGCATACGCATTCGGCCAGTGGGTGCGTGGTACTGTCCTCGGAAATGCTAAGGCAGCACAATGGTGCAACGAGCATGGCGTCAAGTCGCAGACCGAAGGTGACAACGGCGCTGGTGGATATACGGTCCCTGAGATCGTTTCGAGCAGCCTGATCTGGCTCCGCAACGAGTACGGAATCGCACGTCGATACAGCCGCATCTATCCGATGACGTCTGACATCCTCAACGTGCCAAACGCGTCCACTTCGACCACGACTTATTATCCTGGTGAAGCAACCGCCATCACCGCGAGTGACATCACCTTTACACAGGTCGCACTGACCGCGAAGAAACTCGCGATCCTGACCATCGTGTCGAAGGAACTGAACGAAGACACGGTCATCGACTTCGGCGCAACATTGGCGCAGGACTTCGCATACGGTCTCGCACTTGCTGAGGATGCAGCTGCATTCCAGGGCGATGGCACGAGCACCTATGGTTCCATCACCGGAATCATGCCACGCATCAAGGCACTCTCTGGAACATTCTCCAGCATCGCCTCGATGGTTGTCGGTCCATCCGGATCACAGACTGCACTCTCCAGCTTTACCCTGGCGAACTTCCAGTCGATGGTCGCGAAGCTTCAGCCATATGCCACGCAGCCACGCTGGTACATGCACAAGCAGGTGTTCTACAACGGCGTCGCAGACAAGTTGATTGCACTCTCCGGAAACAGCATCATGGACATCCAGAATGCTTACGGTCCTGAACCAACACTCTTCGGTATCCCGATCTCGTTCGTTCAGAACATGCCAAGCGCAACGGGCGTATCCAAGACGATGGCAGTCCTCGGAGATCTCTCCAAGGGTGTCGCGTTCGGCGATCGTCGTGGTGTGAGTGTTGAGGTCTCCGATCAGGTCAAGTTCATCGAGGATGCGCTTACCTTCAAGGCAACCGAGCGCTATGCGTTCAACTGCTTCGATGTCGGAAACGTCACCGCGACAGTGGCCGATCAGGTTCCTGGTTCCATCATCGTTCTCCAGGCTGCCGCTTCGTAGGCTGTCTGACTTCGCAGTCAAGGGGAGCGGGATACCATTCCCGTTCCCTTTTTGTTTTTAGGATGTACACATGCCACTCACAAGAACTCAAGCACTCGACCGACTCGCATGGATGACCGCATCCGACCAGTATCCGTTCCTCGATTCGACCGCTCTACAGCAGCTCGTGGACGATCACGCTCGCTGGACCGTCTGGACCGCATCCACAGCCTTCGTCGTTGGCGACATCATCATCCCGACTGTCGCGAATGGCAGACTGTACCAGTGCGTGATCGCAGGGACATCGAGCGCCACTGAGCCACAGTTTCCGCAGTGGACCAGGACAACCGGCTACAGCGTCAATGACGGATCAGGTGACCTCTTGTGGCAGGACATCGGTCCCGCGAACGTCGAGCGCTATGACATCCGCACAGCTGCGCGACAGGGCTGGATTCGCAAAGCGTCCAGCATCACGCACCTCATCGATGTGAAGGACGGTCAGGTCGACGCTAAGATGGCCGTGCTCCGTGAGCATTGTCTCGACCAGGCGAAGCGCTTCTCACCGATGGTGTTCGTATGATCCCGGCAGCTTACAGCACAGCGCTCAAGAACGCGATCCAGGCGTATTCGTACGCAGACCGTGTCGCGATCTGGCGAACCGTCAATCAAGCAGATGGCATCGGTGGCGTGTCACAGCACTGGATACAGGTCGCTGAGATTCGTGGCACGATATCCAACACCGGCGATACCGAAGGCGTGGTCGGTGGCATGATCGAGCAGTCTGGTACATGGACGCTTACGTGTTCACCAGACGTCGAAGTCAAGGCCGATGACAGAATATACACCAGCGGGAATCCACAGAACCTCGCGCCATACTACGAGGTCATCGGATCAGACTACGGTCACACGAACGCAGTCAGTCAAACCATCGGACTCCGCGCCAGGACAAACGGCTAAGTGTATCCACTGCGTGGTGCAAGCTTCGCTGTCATCGCACCATGATATGAGTGAAGTTATTGATGGGGTGTATGCATGAGTCCTGAGATGTGGGTCCAAATCGGAATACAGGCGTTTATCACGACGGTGTCAATCGGTGCCGCTTGGGTGGCATTGCAGGTCAGGCTGACGCGCCTGGAGACTCAGGTGGCACACATCATCTCGACGCTCGATGGACAACAGCAGGAAGTTCGCCGCATCGAACAACGGCTCGGTAAACTCGAGAACAAGGTCAGCGCGTTAGAGGCAATCATACAAAGATGAACTCAATATCAATCAAAAGACTCGTGGTCGTTGTGATCGTGGCATTCGTAGCTGCATTCACCTCGGTATTTGGCGATGGCGTCAGAACATCCGAAGCACACGACCTCAGCGAGCTCGGCGCAGTGCTGGCACTCTACGGGAGCAAGGCGGTAGCGGCGGGTGTCTCCGCTGCGGTGTCATCTGTGCTGGCGTTCTTGACGATGCCGTTCAAGGGTGTAGGAATCAATGCTTTGAAGGTGGGTAAATGAACCTGCAAAACTTCTCTGTAGTCAAGGAGCCAGCACCATCAACTGACTGGCGTGTCTTTGGTGACATATACGACGATGCAGGAAACCTTACGGGTACGTTTGGGCCTGATGGTACATCTGTCAATATCTGGTGGGTGACTCAGGATGAAACATTCCAGTTTGGTATTGTCAGTCAATTTGCGGTGATTATGGCACAACAAATCACACAGGGTACATCCGAATAATGGCTACTTATTACGTTGCGACATATGGCTCCAATAGTAACAACGGCACAAGTGCCGCGACACCTTGGCTATCAATCTCGTTTGCTGTAGGTGCGGCATCTGGTACTAATCCGGGGCTTGCTGCCGGTGATACTGTTTGGGTTGCACCCGGTGTGTATCGTGAGACGCTTAGTGCAGCTCTACCATACGATGGTGGCAGCGGCACAGTCGGTAATCAGATCAACATCAAGGGTGACCCGCTGGCTACGCAAGCGTGGACGGCAACATCTGCGGGTGTTGTTAGGTGGACTGTATTCCCTACAGATATAACCAACCCATCAGGTCCTGCTTATAATCAGTTAATAGCAACAAGTAAAAACTATATAAACTGGGAATCTTTGTACTTTGACACTAGGGTAAGTGGTTATGCAATTAACCTTACGACCTGCCAGGGATGGACTTTTACTAAGTGCGTTTTCTCTGTAGTGCAGTTGAACTGTCAAATCTTTGCGATGACGAATACGGCTGGAACTCCATACGACTTCACACTTGATAGGTGTGTACTTTTAGGTGGTCAATGTTGCAGCATTTCATGTGCACGTCATTCGAGTACATACGATGTCAATATAAACATCAAGGATTCTATATTTTTAGGATGTCCACCAACGGGCCAGGCTTTAGTATTTACACAATCCGGTACTGGTTCGGATGGTAACGGCGTAAAGATATACAACAGTCATTTCCAAGGCTTTGATAGTCAAACAATCTACATATCCAGCACAAACACCACTCATAACAGCATAGTCAAAAACTGTGTTTTGATTCGTGGGAACATCTTTGGTGGCACCACTGGTGCCGTTGTTCAAACGTACAACCGTTTGATTAACGTGACCCTTCAAAACACAGCCACATCAGCAACGACAGTTACAACTGGTAGTGCTGGTTTATCGCTTGGTTATGAACGTATCAACGGCTTGACGGGTAACGATTTATTTGCACCTTACCCAAACAGTCCTAATATTGCATTCGGTAATAGCACCGATGCGCCTACGGTTGACCTATATAGCGCAACATGGGCAGGCAATCCTGATGCTGGTGCAGTGCAGAAACTTGCGGCCACTGGCAGTTACTTGCCAACAGAGCGCAACGCGTCGACAATCACAATTGCCCCCGGCTCAACATCACAAAGTATTGAACTGTATCTAGGTGCTACAGGCCTCACAGCCTCCACTGCTGGTCTCTCAGCCCGCTACAACCGCACACGCACTGCAAGCGTATCTATTCCTCTAGTAGCCCGTACAATCGCTCAGGCGTGGACTGCTGGTGGCTTTGCCGAGGTGGACGCTACCAATATGCCGGGCGTGTATCGCTTAGACTTGCCTGATGCTGCATTGGCTGCTGGTGCTGACGATGTCACTGTAGTGGTTAGAGGTGCGTCTGGTACTAACGGCGCGGTCATGACGGTCAAACTGAGCAGTGGTGGCTTGACATCAGCGCAGACGGCATCTGCTGTTCTTGATGCTTTAACAGACGATCATCAGATACATGGAACGTTTGGATATAACTTGCTTCGTGCAGATGCTCCGTCGAAGGAAGGTCTGGTCACGCTTCATCAGTCTGGTGGCATCAGCCGAGTGGATGCTGACGTTCACGCTATTGCAAACGACACGGACGCCGCCACGGAACTTAAGGGCGCTCTCCTTCACAATGGGACCGACTACATCTCCGCTGAACTCCTGTCGCCAGTGTCAGCTGCGACAAGTGTTCACATCGGACCTTATCAACTCCTGGCTGATGGTCTCGGTGCAGATCAGCCACTCGATGTCAATGTGGGAACCGCCACGAGTATCGATGTACAGGTCACGGATGCGAATGGCACAGGCATCGATATCACTGGCGCAACGGTCACCGCTAAGGTTTACAACGCCGGCGGAACTCTGGTCGCGACATACAGTGGAACCGCCACATATGCGGACAATGGTCGATTGTCATTCGGCCTCACGACTACGGTGACGAACACGTCTGGCACGTACACTGTAACTGTGACCAGGACAACCGGCGCGACAGACACGCAGGTATTCGGTCCACTGAAACTCTATGTGAGGCCAGTATGAGTGTGAACATTATCAATGTGACCGAAGACCCGGAACAGGTTGTGCAGCTCGCAGCCTGGACGGGTGACTGGCACACGTACGTGTTGCGTCTGGTGGATTCAA